CAAGGAAATGACGCCATCTGAATTGGAGGCGTTTCGCGTTGGCGCGGTTGATTCGCTGCGACAAGTTGCGGGGTCGCAGTCTGGTCAAACGCGACTGTTAAATATGTATAAAGAACCAGAGTTGCAAAGCAAGTTGCGTGCAATTTTTGGAAACGATTTTCGTGAGTTTCAACGCACGATTTTGGCGCAAGAAGAACTCAAAAAGTTGGAGCGTATTGGAGGCGATCGCAATTCTTTGACGTTTAAGCGTTTAGCGCAAGCGCAAGATCAAAAAGATACGTTTGATTTTGTGCAAGCGTCACAAGCAGCAACAAACCCTGTTGGCTTTGTTCAAGGATTGCAACAAAAAATTACGCAATACGGTATGCCAGAGCAACAACGCAATAGGTTGGCGCAATTGCTGATGCTGCGCGATCAACCCGCGCAAAATGAGTTGCGAAATATGCAGGAATATATGCGCCGTCGCGCTATGGGGCAGGCATTGGGCCGCCAAGCGTCGGGTCGCGTTGGCGCTTTTGGCGCTGGTCAAGAATAGGAGTAAGCACAGATGAGTTTCAATGGCAGCGGCACTTTTGTTATCAACTCGGCGGGTCAACCCGTCGTCGCTAACACCGTCATTTCGGCCACGACGTTCAATGCGCTAACGTCTGACCTTGCTAACGGCTTGTCTACCTGTATCACCAAAGATGGGCAGACGACGCCAACCGCCAACATCCCAATGGGCGGGTTTAAGATCACAAACCTTGCCACCGGCACGGCTGCCTCGGACGCGGCTACGGTCGCGCAGATTCAGAGCAACGGCGCTGCTCTTGTCACGGTAACGGGTACGGACACGCTGACGGGTACGCTGACGCCTGCATTGGTCGCCTACGTCACGGGCGCTGTGTACTACTTTGTCGCCCCCGCTACGAACACGGGCGCAGTCACGCTCAACATTGACACCCTCGGCGCTAAAAACGTCACCCGCGACGGCACGACCGCCCTTGTGGCCGGTGACATTGTGTCGGGCGAAATGGTCGCTGTTGTGTATGACGGCACGCGCTTCCAACTGATCAGCCCGGTTAACAGTTTTACTAATCTGAACGTCTCCGGCACGCTGACTGTAGCCGGTGCAACGACCCTTAACGGCAACCTGCAAGTCGGCAACGCGGCTGCGGATACGGTCAACTTCCAAGCAAGCGGCTGGACGCTGACCAACCCTGTTTCTATCACCGGAACGTGGGCTGACATCGGCACGATCACGACTGCCGACATCAACGGTGGAACCATTGACGGCACGACCATTGGCGGCGGCACGGCTGCTGCGGGTACGTTTACGACCGTAGGCGCGACGACCGGCAACATCACGACCGTCAACGCAACGACGGTAGACAGCACCAACCTTGAAGTAACCAACCTCAAGGCAAAGGACGGCACCGCCGCAGGCTCTATTGCCGACTCTACAGGCGTTGTGACGCTGAACAGCGTTGTAGCGACCACCGCCGACATCAACGGCGGCACGATTGACGCTACCACTATCGGTGGATCGTCTCCCGCTGTGGGCAACTTTACGACCGTCTCGGCTGCCTCGGCAGTCTTTACGACGGCGACCATTACCACGGTCAACACGACGACTCTTGACCTGACGAATCTTGAAGTCACCAACATCAAAGCCAAAGACGGCACCGCGTCTATGGTCATTGATGACGCCACGGGCAAAGTCAACGTTACGACGGTTTCTGCCGCTTCTATGAACGCGGCAGTTGCGGCTGTAACGACGCTAAACGCCACCTCGGCATCGGCTGCATCCATCAACGCGGCTGTAGCGCTGATTACGACCGGAACCGTGACCAACCTTATCGTCACCGGGGCGTCTATTACCTCGGCTAATGTAGGGGCATTGCAGGTCACTAACGCATCGGTTGCATCGGCTAACCTTGGCACGGCGCAAATTACGGCGGTTTCGGCTGCATCAGCCAATTTAGGCGTAGCAGCAATTACGACCGGCACGGTTACTGACTTAACTGCTACTTCTGCTTCTATTGCTAGCATGAACGCAGGTGTTGCGTTGCTGACGACTGCCACGGTTACGACGCTAAACGCCTCGGGCGCATCTATCGCCTCGGCCAACATCGGTAACCTTCAGTTTACGGCTGCCTCTATCGCCTCCATCAACGCGGGCGTGGCGGTTATCAACAACCTGACGGCAACGGCAGCCTCGGTAGCCTCTGCCAACGTCGGTGTGGCGCTTATCACCACAGGCACGGTAACAAACCTGACTGCAACGAGTGCCAGCGTAGCGTCGGCTAATGTCGGCACGGCGGTTATTACGGGACTGACGGTTACGGGCGCCTCTATCGCCTCGGTCAACGCAGGCACGGCTACGCTCTCGGGCAATCTCACGCTCAACGGCGGCACCGCCAACGGCGTGCTGTATCTGAACGGCAGCAAGGTGGCGACGAGTGGGAGTGCGCTGACTTTTGATGGGACGAATTTGCTTACATTGGCGGCTAGCACTCCAAAAATCAGAGTAAGCGATTCTGGGCTTGCTAACGACTTTGGTCTGGATTTTTATTTCCCGTCTGTAGCGTCCTCCTACGGTCAAGTCACTTTGAATGGCTCAACGGGTGGGATGCGTTTTGTTGCCGGTAAGTCTGGGTCGTCTGGTTATTACCAAGCGTTTGAACTTAACGGCTCCGAACAAGCCCGCCTCACCAGCACCGGGTTAGGCATCGGCACGAGCAGTCCGGCGTATAAGTTGGATGTTGCAGAGTCTGGTGCACCAACAAGCACAAACACTTTCAGCGTTGCAAGAATTTCTGGTAGTGATTCAGTCGCTAATGACTTGACCTTACTTGGCCCAAATACGTCTCAAGTTCGCATTAAATTTGGCGACCCTGAAAGCGCCACTATTGGTGAGGTTGGGTATAACCACTCTACAAACTCTTTGCGTTTTGTAACCAATGGAGCGGAGGCAGGAGTTTTTGACTCCTCCGGCAACCTCGGCATCGGCACGAGCAGTCCGACTTATAAGTTACACCTAGTCGGCAAGCAAATCATTGAAAAATCCGGCGCTGGTTATGAAGCGGCAATGCTGTCGTTTGCCACAATTACTGAAACCGGCGCCATTTACAGAATGGGCATGGCGAGTGGCGGTGCTTTCATCATTGGCCGTAGCGATACATCAACGACCAATCTAACCCTTGACTCCTCCGGCAACCTCGGCATCGGGACTAGTTCGCCGAGTTTTGCATTAGACATTTCTCAAGCGGCTCCGCGTATTCGTCAAACCGCAACGACTGGCACAAACAGCAGTTTGATTCAGTTGGTGAATACTGGAGGAACCGCATATGTTGGACTTGACAGTTCATCCGGTGGTTTAACCACTGCATATTCACTAAACCTGTTTCACAGCGGCGCATACCCAATCTGCTTTTCTACGTCAAGCACCGAACGCGCACGCATCACGAGCGGGGGGGATTTGCTGGTTGCGAAAACCGCTACCTCTGGCACAACTATTGGCGTTGAAGCGCGGGCTAACGGATTTATAGCCTCAACCCTTGCTGCCTCTACTAACGCCAGTTCCACGCTAGATGTGTATTCAACTGGCGCAACTGCGTTTCGTTTTTACGTCACCATGGACGGCACAGTTAATGCCACCAACACTACAATTAGTGCAATTTCGGATCAGCGCCTAAAAGAAAACATCCGCGACTTAGATGCTGGCCTTGCCGAAGTGTTGTCACTTAAACCGCGCAAATTTGACTGGAAGGAAGGCAAAGGACAGGACAAGAAAGATGTCCGTGGTTTTATCGCTCAAGAGTTTGAGCAGGTATTTCCAGACCTAATTGACGAGTGGAAAGACCCGGCACCGGAAGGCGAAGAGCCGTACAAGTCTGTGCGGCAAGATTTGATTCCCGTGCTGGTCAAAGCCATCCAAGAACAGCAAGCAATGATTAAATCACTTGAGGCGAAAGTCGCCGCATTGGAGAGCAAATAATGGCTACTGAAATTACATGGCTCGTGGGCCAACTTGACTGTGTTCCGCAGACTGCCGAAGGTGCAGATTTTGTCGTCACCGTGCATTGGTCTTGCAACGGCGTAGACGGCGACTACAGCGGCAGCGTCTATAGCACCTGCTCGTTTGCTGTGGTGCAGGGCGAGGCTTTCACGCCGTATGACCAACTGACGCAGAATCAAGTCCTCGGTTGGGTCTGGGCGAACGGCGTGGATAAGGCGGCAACCGAGGCTGCGGTGGAGCAGCAGATTGCTAACCAAATCAACCCGCCCATCGTTTCACCGCCGCTCCCGTGGGTGACGCCGTGAACGAGATTGATTTGAAGGTAACGCTGGAGGAGGCGGTAGGTATCGTCAACCTCCTTGGCAGCCTGCCTACCGCGCAGGGCGCACACCCGTTGTGGCTCAAACTGAAGGCGCAGGTAGAACCGTTAATTCCCAAGCCGGATGAAGTACAGCAATGACCACAATCCAAGAACTAGAAGTCACCGTGACAAGCCACATTGACGTTTGTGCAGTACGTTATGAGGCTATCCACGCCCGACTTAAACGCCTTGAACAACTTATGTTGAAGGTAGGCGGCGCAATCATCCTGATTCTGCTCGGTGCGCTTGGCAGTATGGCGTTGCTACTCCTTGAGGCTGTAAAACAATGACCGAACCCACCGACATCCAACTGCTGAAAGTACAGATACAGGCTGAATTGCAGCGCCTAGAGGCTCACAGCAGCGCCAAGGATGTTGCGGGTAAGGCTATTGGCAAAGACGGCTTAAAATACATTACAGCCATAGTGGTGATCGGCGTGTTGTCTAGTCTTGCGTTAGATTCAGACAAAATTGCCGCTGTAATGGGCTTGCTCGGTGCCTCGCTGACTGCCCTAATCTCCATGCTTGCGAGCATCGCAGGCACGGTAGAAAAAGAAGAAAAGCCCGAGTTTGAAGTTATCAAGGAACTAATCGCTAAATTGGATCGGCTTGATCGTAAAGAAATGCCAATGAGGGTGGACGTTGAAGGCGATCATGTCACCGTCACCAAAGGCGACGACGTAGTGAGGTCAAGCAAATGATGACGATGGTTAGCACGTTTCTGTCGTTCCTTGCAGGTGGTTTGCCCAAAATTCTGCAAATTTTCCAAGACCGGCAGGACAAGAAGCACGAACTTGCCCTCGTTGCTGCACAGAAAGAGCGTGAATTGGCCCTCGCAGAACGTGGGTTTGTCGCGCAGGCACGAGTTGAAGAAATCAAATTGGAGCAAATCCAGACGCAGACGGCAGGCGAGGAACGCCAAGCCCTGTATCAACACGATATGGAGATTGGCAAAGGCGCAAGTCAATGGATGATCAACCTCCGTGCCTCGGTGCGTCCGGTTGTGACCTACATTTTTGTGCTGGAACTGGTCGCCATCAACATCGCAGGCGTTTGGTATGCCTACAACACGGGTGTGCCGTTTGCCGCTGCGATGGCCGAAGTGTTTTCTGACGACGAAATGTTGATTCTGTCGTCCATCATTGCTTTCTGGTTTGGTACGCAGGCTTTCGGCAAAAAGTGAAGGTTAGTCCTGCCGCAATCCGCATGATTAAGCATCATGAGGGCGTAAGGACGCGCCCTTATCGGTGTCCGGCCCTGCTATGGACGGTCGGGGTCGGCCACGTTATAGACCCTTCACACGCAGCGGTGAAATATGAAGAACGGCGCACTTTACCGATACCCGAGGGCTGGGATCGCAGCCTCTCTATGGGAGAGGTGGACGCTATCCTTGCTCAAGACCTTGACCGGTTTGAGCGCGGCGTGGCCCGACTTTGCCCTTCTGCTGTTAATCATCAAGGGCAGTTTGATGCCCTCGTTTCCTTTTCTTTTAACGTGGGGCTAGGCAACCTCCAACGCTCGTCATTACGCATGAAGCACAACCGTGGCGAGTTTGACGACGCTGCCGACGAGTTTATGAAGTGGACGAAGGCAGGCGGGCGAGTGCTGCCCGGCCTTGTAAAGCGGCGCACCGACGAACGTGCGCTGTACCTAATAGATGGCTCACCCGCCCCGGCTTGAACGAGGATCACCGGGGCCAAAACCCGGGGTTCTACCAATTAAACTACAGGTGAGCGGCGTAGGTATTCTAACTCGGCGCGTAGCGTCTTTATCTCCATCTCTAGCACCATCGCATCATCGGTTAACCCGGCTCGGCGCATCGCCACAAACGCATTGGCTACCCGATCCCCTTGGCGCTGCCCAAACGCCCACGGTGCGCGTTCCATTTCTTCCTTCCACGCACCCGGCGGGCTAACGTCGTCTTTCACCATATATCTCGCCCTCCACGCGCACAGCGCCAGTTAGGGGCGGGAACGTGCCGCCATTCGCGGTCACGGTTAGTCTGCAATCGTCGCCATAGGTCAATGATCCATCTCACGGTAGTGCCTCCACGCTGTAGGAGACTGACGGGGACTTCCAATCCCTCGGAACATCCCCGCCAATCCATGACGGGTCTACCCACAACAACCTGTTGTTGGGGTACGCAATCCATTGCCCGCCGTCTAACGCGATAATGTGATGGTCTTTGCTCTGGTCGCTTACCTCTGCCCAGCCACCATTAGCCCAGAATACGGTAAAAAGATACACGCCCGGTCGTTTCACGCCGTCGCGTCCAATTCCCTGCACGCGATGGTTACGCAAAAACTGCACCTCGCGCACCTCGCAAAACCGGCTAAAGGAATCCCACCAGCACGCAATCTGAAGGCTTATAGGGTCACAAGGCTTGCTGCATAGGGCATGGATAGGGATACGCGCCCATTGCGCCCCTTGCGCCGTCATAATTTGAAACATCGGCACGCGCATAGGTTCGGCGCGAAAGCCAAACACGGTACATTCGGTGAACTCGCCGTGACCTTTCTGCTGGTCGTACAGAAACTCGTTACGGACGTAGGCCGTGGTGTACGGCGTATCTACCCAAAAAGTCATACCAGCCCCTCTTTTTCTAATTGCACAATGGTTCGCGCCATGCCGTCGTAATGGGCTAGGCGTAGTTCGTCGCGTGACAGCCCGCTTTTATGCGTGCGACCGTCTATTTCGTCGTGACAGGCGCTACACGCCCACGCGCCAAGCAGATCGGGCGATTTCATGCCCATGCCGCTGACGCCCGCTAAACGGATGTGCGCCAACACTACGGTTTCGCTGTTGAAGTTGCATACGTTCGGGATGCGTACCGTGCAACCTCGGCCACGGGCTTCTTTACGCAGGCTCATATACAGGCTCCGGTATCACAATGCCCATGTCGGCACAGCGTGTTTCTAGGAATAACAAGTAATCGCTAAATTCTTGCTTGGTCATCTTGCTAGATCGTTTGAGCGGGCGCATACGCTTGCGACCAAAGCCCTCTAGCGTTTCCCAACCAAAGCACTCCCCGAGAAAGTATTCGTGCAGGTCGTCGCGTGTCCATCCTGCCAACGCCTCACCGCCGCCCTCTAGGATCGCAGGGTATGCCACGCCCCACAGAAAGCGGTTCTGTTGATCGGTGCGCGGCTTGCGCCATTCCAGCACCTCTATGCACCACGCACGGTCAGACGATAAGCCCTGCACCATGCGTGCGGCAGCCGTCGCCAACTGCTCGGGCGTCGTGCCTTTGGGGAATATGCGCTTCAACGGCTTGCCTCTAGCCATTCCTTGCCATATTCAACGTCTACCCAATCCGTAAACCACGGGCCGCCACGGGTGAAATGCACGGCAATCGGGTTCGGGCATTGGTCGCGTGTATACCAGCCTTCAAGGTAGTTCCACGCTATCGGCAACTCCCCGATTACGTCATCGGTGAGCCAATTAAAGCGGTGTAGGTACATCCCTGTTTCACGATTGACCACCTCTGGCGTAAGAGCCTTGACTTGAGGATGCCCACAGTTGATAAACATGAAACTAGACCAATTTTTTTTGGGATACAGATGTTGCGCGCGGTTGTCCATCTTGACGGTTTCAGTAGGCCAATAGTCGTGTTTTACAAGAAAGCACGCTTTTGCCCCGTCGGCGTAGTCCAGCAGTCCCGCAATGTCCCCCCGGAAAAGAAAATCGCAGTCCACAAATACCGCCCAGCCGTCGTAACCGGCGAGGTATGGGGTCAGAAAGCGAGTAAACGAAAACTCCGTAGACGACAGCGGATCAGCCTCTCGCCAATAAAGGCTACGATCCCGAAGTTCTGACTGTTTGATAGGCTGAACGTCTACCGGGATGCTGGCGTGCTTTAGGATGCTCTTACGGCACACTTGATACGCGATGTCCTCGCGGCTATCCCAACCGATAAATACCTTCATAGTCGTTCCTCAAAATCTATGTACCGCCAGCCCAGATACTCGGGCGTCACGGCGTATACGTCATAGTCATACCCGCGCTCCCGATCCACTATTTTCTGCACACGCCAATCGGCAAACGTCGTCTTAACGTCTACCAGCGCCGCTACGGTCATGCTGGCGTTGACGATGTAGTAATAATCAGGCCGAGGGTCAGCAGCATCAAACGACTTCTTGGCGCAGATAGCGGCTGTCTCAAACGGCCACGCTTCATACCCAAAGTCATGCTTGATGTGCTTTACCTCTATCCGCTTGCCTGATGCGTATATATCGCCCTTGTCGGCGTATTCAGCACGGTCGGCAAAGTCACGCGCCAAACGACGCTTTGGCAACGTGACCGTATGCCCTAGGTTTAGCAGGTAAGTCGCCACCACAATCTCTGCGGGGCGACTAGCCCGAAACCTAGCCTCAAAATCAGAATGGGGTGTCAAGGTCATCCCAATTTGTTTCAGTCATTTGCGGCTTTTTGGTTGGTTGGTGCTGCGGCTCGCCCGTACGCGCTAACTTTCCCTCACCCTTGGGTTCAATCTTGATGCTCATGTACTTATCGCCCGTCTTTTGTGAGGACTTAATCCAAGCCGACAGGTTGTAATCCACGTTATTGATCACCGCCGAACCACGGTAGTCAGGGCGCTTCTCGTTGCCGTCTTTGTTGTTCTTAAACAAGACGCCTTTCATGTTCGGGTCGTAATCAGGCACGGTGTTTCTCCTTGGTCATTTGAATGTACTTCTTGATGGCAGACCGTTCCTTTGCCGTCATGGCATTGGCTACGGCGATATACAGGTCGTGGTCAGGGTTGACGAGTTCGTGGACGGCCAGCACCGCTAATGCGATGTCGTACTCTTCTGCGTCCATGTCAAACGCAGCGCGGAACTGGTTGACGAAAATATCCCGTTTGGCGGGGTCTACGTCTTGCCCTAGATCGCCCCTAGGGTCAACGGTGAGCGGCTTGCGGCCTTGGGCTGCCTCTGCGTCATCGTCTACCTGTGCAAGCCCCACAATGGCTGCTAATGCGTAACGGCGGGCATAAGTGATGCCAGAGCCTTGCCCTTGCGGGCTGGCGTCCTTGGTCAGCACCGGCATTTGCCCTGCGATCCACTCGCCCGAGGCGTGAGCCAGCGTTGTCACCAACATCAAACCTTGCTCGGTCATCTGCGTGGTCTGGATCACCGACAAACCGTTAGCGGCTAACTGCTTACGGCAGGCATCCCAGCATGACGCAAGATCAGCGTATTTGGACTTAAAAAATGGGTTGCTGCTGTCTTTCAGCGCACCCGTGATGTCGGCTTGGGCTTTGCTTAACGCGGCGGCCAATGCGCCTATGGTTTCACTCTGCATTTTGTTGTTCCTTTAGTTCTGTGAGAGCGGCACGGAGAGCCGCCAATGCTTCATCAAGTTCTGCTAATGCCTTGTTGCAGGCTTCTATGCGTTCTTGTTCTTCCAATTCTTGCATCAGTTGGTCTTGGTGATGCCACCAAGTCATATCGTCATCGTGCATGGCTGGCTCGCTCCTCTGCCCGGGTGCAGCCACCATCGCCGCACGGGTCAAGGATGGCTGCTGTGGCGTATAGCACTACAAGCAGGATGGCTTGGGGTAACCAGCGGCTCATTAGTAATCCTCCCCATAAGAGCCATTCATCAGCGCGTCGTTGGTGGCAATTTCCTCAAGTTCAAAGATGGCATCTGCGCCAAGATCGCAAATGTCTAACTTGATGTCGTGATTAAGCGATGAAGCGGCTTTATCGCTATCAAGGAAAATACCGATCAAGTCGGCAGCCTCCAAGATAATGCCGCCATCGG